TCGTCAAGAAATTGCGAAAGTAAACCAAGAAATACAAGCTTTAACGGAAAAATACTTTCCTCAAATTGGGCTTATTGTTAATGAGATAGCATCTACAGAAGAAAGAATTACAGCAATTAAAAAAGTTTTAGATGATCCAGGGTCTTCTAATTCCCAAAAAGATAATGCTAGTATCCAGCTAGAAATTGCTGAAGTTCAACTTAGAAAATTAAAAGAATCGCAAGAAAAATATAACGAAGCAGTCAAAGAGAATTTAGTCAACTATCAACGATTAACAGAACAAATAAATAAAGTAGCAAGAGCTTTATCTAATATTGAATTTGTCTCTAGTGGTCGAACTATTTTGTCTGAAACAGATATTAAACGACAAGTTTTATCTGGGAACCTGAAGCCGTTTGAAATAGACTTGACCGTTAGAGAACAGAGCCTATCTATTGTCAAGGATCAGTTTAATTCGCTTAATGGATTATTAGCAACCAAAGAAAAAGAATTACAAAACACCCTAACAGATCAAATTAATCAGCGAATAACTGAGTTAATGCCTGAATTAAATGGAATAGATTTTAGAACGGCATTACAGCAGGGAAGTGTGTCACCAGAAGCTATAGGTGATCGGTTACAACAGTTGGGAGATCAAGCGCCTTTTGAATTAAACCAGGTATTAGAAACAGCTAAACAGCAAGCATCTATTAGACGACAAACTTTAACTATTGATAAATCAATTGTTGATACAGAACTAGAAATTGCTAACGCTAGACGAGAGCGTGCAAGAAATGCCAGACAAGCATCAATAGTCGGTGCCAATGTCAACGAGAGAATTGCTACTTTAAGGCAATTACCCTTTGGGGGGCCAGCCGCTTCCTATCGGGATGCCTTATCAGAAGTTCGCAACCAAGAGAGATTGTTAGGAGAGGCTTATCGTCGATTAGAAAGTGCGTCAGACGACCCTAATGTGATTCAGCAAGAGGTTGATAATACCCGATTAGCCCTAGAACAAGCCCGCGCTAACCTATTACAGCAACAAACATCACTACAAGACTATTACCGCAACCTTGACCGTCAGATAATCGACTTTAATCGTCAGATTAAAGATTACAGGAGACAGATTGAAGACGCTCAACTGTCAGCTTTTAGAGAAAATCGTTCCCTATCTGAAAGTTACACTGATTTAGTCAGGGAACTCGATAAGAACCTCTTAAATGCCCAAAATCAGCTACTGGATGCGACCGATAGAATCAGGGTACAGCAAGTTAAAAATCGTTTATTAATACCCGGTACAAGCGACGCTGGTAAAGAATTAGGTGACATTTTCCTAGAATTTGTCCAGGGACAAGCTGACCTTGCCAGTCGCGGTCGCACCTTCCAATCCCGAACCGAGGAGATAGAAACTTCCTATATCTCTACCCTAAGAAATATTCGCAACCTACAAGAGCAACGGCAAGACGCTGAAAGAAGCCGACTAAGAACGATTGAGGATATTAAACGGACTCAAGAAAACCTTAATCGCACTCTAGCTGATTTAATCCGACAAACCAATAAAGAATTAGGCTTTATTCCCCAATCAATCAAGGATATTGTCACAAATCTTAATACACTTCCAGAACCAATTAAATTAATCAATTCTGAGTTAGTGGCTATTCCCCCAAATATTAAGACTTCTGGAGAAGACTTAATAAAAAGTATAGAAGAAACTGCGGAGGCAATTAGAAAAGCTAAGGAAGGTTTGATACTACCAGCACCTAGTAATTTCACCCCTGCTCCTGTGTGGAATGGGGGAGGGGTTTTACCGCCGCCACCGCCACAGTCGTCTTCAATTCCCAAAGGGTTAACACCACGCGGTCGAGAATTATCTCAATATTTAAACAATCCTCACGTCAAGGCCTTTCTTGATATTATTGCTTACGCAGAAGGTACTGCCAATATGCCAAATAAGGGATATAACACCCTTTTTGGCCATGGACAATTTAGTTCTTTTGCAGACCATCCACGCCAAAGAATTCCGTTTGGATCAACCAGTTCATCGGCATCTGGAAGATACCAGATCATGGATTTTACATGGAATGAAGAAAAAGCAAAATTAGGATTAAAAGATTTTTCTCCTGTCTCTCAAGATTTAGTCGCATTAAGTCGTATTTTAATGAGAGGTGGATTAGACGAGCTTCTTAAGGGAGATATTCGTGGGGCAATTAACGCAACCCGCAAAGAATGGGCATCTTTCCCAGGGGCTAATTACCCAGGGCAAGGCATGAAACGGATGGAAGACCTGTTAAGGGTTTACGATCAGTCTTTACGAAAATACCAACCAAATGCCCCTCGTACTCAATCCGAACTAGACGCACTGCGATATGACGGCAATCCTGCTAACAGCGGAGCATCAAACCGTATTCGACAAATCAGAAGAAATCAAGGCGGTTTACCCACTCCATCAACTTCCACCCCTAACCCTTCTCCATCAGTTCAGCAACAAATCACCAACAGATTACCAAAAAATATTCAATCTGTTTTAGTTCAAGAAGTTGGCGGAAAAACTGTATATTCTAAAAATGCTCAAACACCTCCAGCGTCACCAGCTAGTACAATTAAAGTTATTATTGCTGATTTGATTGCCAAAGAAATAACAAGCGGAAAACTTTCCTTAAAAGATGCTATCGCCATAAAATTGCCTTTGGTTGATCCACACGGACAATTAAAAGCCAATCAAGTTAAAACAGTTGAACAGCTAGTACAGTTAATGCTAGAAAAGTCAGATAATACGGCAACTAATGTTTTAATTGATCGGCTAGGTGGGCTAACCAAAGCTACAGAATTAGCCAGAAAAGAAGGTTATAAAAACACTACTATTTCTAGGTATTTAAATATACCAGGCAGTGGAACTCCAAACATTTCAACAGCACAAGACGTAACGTTAGCTATGCAGTCTTTAATTAAAAATCAAAATCCTGCAAGTCAATTAGCTGAACAATCTCTAAGACAAACAAGAAATTTTAAGTATAATAATGAAATCGGCGGAAAAATTGGAAATAACTCTAAAGTTATTGGTAATGTTGGACTGGTAAACATTAATGGGAAAGAATATATTGTAACTGCTTATGCAAACATTAACGGCAATCAACTAAATAATCGAAAAATAATAACTAATGCTACTAATGCAATTAGCCAATCCATTAAAGACTCCACCCCTAACCCTTCTCCTGCCCGTGTTTTAACAAAAGAAGAAACAAAAGAAGGAAAAGGTGGTCCAGAATTTAGTAGTCCCCCACCTATAGCCCAATTACCGACTCTACCTAATCAAAATCAAGATAATTTCTGGGATGCCGATTTACCACCGGTTCTTAAAGACAATCCGATTAACTTCCAGAGTCCTAATTTTCCTACGGGTAATCTTGGCGTATCGGCTGATCAAATTCGCAACGCTGAAACAGCTAACCAAAACGCTGAGGAGTTTTTACGGCAGTTAGAGGCATCATTTTTGATAGACACCACACTAGACCGTGCTATTAAATTTGGTCGGCAGCAAGAAGAAGAAGCTCGCAACTTAAATAGAACTATTCGTGACGCATCTGAAAGCGTTACCGATTTAACAATAAATTCTAAAGGGTATCTGACAGTACAAGAAGAAATTAATAAGAGTGCCACGGAAGTCTCTCGACAATATCGCTCTCAGATTGAATCACTAGAAGACCAGCGACGGACTTTACTTTTAAATGCTGACGGATGGCAAAAAATGAGTGAAAATATTAAAAAAGTAGTAGCCGAACAAACAGCATTAGGACGAATGCCCTCTGATGTAGCGGAACAGTTTTTAAAAAATGCCGATGCTTTAGCTAAACGCGCTGAATTAGCTAAAGAACAGGTAGCAATTCTTGATCAAGCGATTGAACAATTAGGCAAGAATCAGGGAGTAGCCAGCTTAGAAGCATCATTTAGAAAAACCAGAGATACAGTCAGGAGTATTCGTGATCGGTTAAATGATTTAACTGTTCAAAGAATGAAATTAGAGAATCAATCCCGACCGACTTTATTTGATGATTCTGCTATCCTTGCCGAACGTATTAGCCTACAAAAAGAAAAAGAGGAACTAGAGGATTATTTAGAACCTTACAAAGACTTACCACAATACGCTGAATTTGTGGCTAATATTCGCTCGGAATGGGAAAAACTTGCAGAATTAAGATTAAAACGAGCGGAGTTAGACGCTTCCCCAAATCGTGGCGCAGCTGAAAGCTTTTTCTCTGACATTAGAGAAGGAAAAGGAATAGGATCAGCCTTTAGTAGTCTTGGATTAAATATCCTGACAAAATTTGTTGAGGGTATTACCAAGCCTGCTATTGATGCCCTAACTTCTGCTATCGATGGATTTACCAAACCAATTACTCAAGCTTTTGAGTCGCTATTTAATTCGATTACTGGTCCAGTAGGTAACTTTTTCACTAATGCCCTCAGTAGCATTTTTAAACCAGTAGGTAACATCTTTTCCTCTATCTTTGGGGGAGGTGGCGGCGGTGGCTTATTTAATGGCTTACTTAGCGGAATAACAGGGATTTTTAGTGGAGGGATTGGGGGACTTGGTTCGATTGGATCACTTGGTAGTATAGGAGCCTCTAGCTTTGCTTCTGCTCCGGCTTCTGCCTTTTCTCTAGGTACAGGATTCAGCCTATTTAGTGATGGCGGGAAAGTTGGAGATGCCAATGTTCCGATAGAGAAAAATATCATTTCAGCTTTTCAGCGCGAACGAGCAATGTCGGGAGGCCGAAAACCTCGCTTGATCGTAGCTAATGAAGACGAATTGGTTCTTAACCCTAAAGAAACAGAAGCATATCTAGAGTACAGAAATAATGCTCCTATTAAGAACTATGCTAATGGAGGATTTGTCGGGGGTAAGCCTAATTACTCCACAACCTCAAATAACAATAGCTCTAATCAGTCTTTGGTAATTAATAACACCAATAACGTGACTGTAGAATCACGGAATGATATGGGGTATAGTTTGAATCAATTGAAAGAACGGGAAAATACACAAAATGAACGAACTAAAAAACGATTCTTTGGGTAATCAAATTGTTACCGAAGCTCTTGAATGGCTCGGTACTCCTTGGTTTCATGGTCAATCGCTTAAAGGGATTGGAACCGATTGTGTAGGATTTATCGCTGGCGTAGGGATTGAAGTCGGATTCTTGCCCCATGATTTCATTATTGAAAACTACGAACGGATTCCCCGGAACAATTTCTTAGTGAGATTTATCGAGGGTATCTTGACAAGAGTAGAAGGTAGTCCAGATAAAGGAGATATTTTAGTCTTCCGTAAATCAGGTATAAATGGTCATGTGGGGATTTATCTGGGAGATGGGGAGTATATTCATGCTGACTCAATAAATGGCGTGATGAAGACCTATATTCATGAATACCCGCCTGCACTAATTTATCGAGTACCTACTTTAGGAGTGGTAAAATAATAGAAAGCTACCTTAATCCCGATGAAAAAGATTATTTTAAGTTTATTGTTTTTGGGAGTGTTGCCTACCGTGGCACTGTCCCTCGATAATCAGACTCAAGAGATACTTGAGAAAAGAACTTGTCAGTATCTTAAGTCTGGACTGACACTAGGGGAAACCACATCGGCGATCAGTTCTGCCGTTTTTCCGTACGCAACAGCAAGAGTAGGGACGGGGACAGGATCAGGATCAGAAATACTGTATATTTTGCGCGATGAAATTGTGAGAGGTCAAACAGAAGCAATCCTTGAAAACGCTAAAAAAAGATGTCCAGAGTTTTTTCCTCGTAACTAAGAGGCGATACCGTGGGAAGTTAGATTGTTTATCAGTAATTTTACGCGCATAAACAGATTCAGCTATGAGCCAAGTTATGAGCCTTTATGAGCCAAGTTATGAGCCTTTATGAGCCAAGTTATGAGCCTTCTGCTGACGAGTTACAAAATTATAGTATCACAGAATGATTGTCTTGTCCTTGATTCTCGTTTGATTGCTGGTGAGTTGGGGATTGAACACTGCGCCTTGCGTCAAACCATAGAAAAATACATTAACGAGATTCAAGAGTTTGGAGTTGTCGCATTTCAAATGTCGAAACCGCTAGAAGGCTCTAGCGGCGGTCGTCCTGAGCGTTACTGCTACCTGAATGAAGAGCAAGCAACTTTAGTGCCGGTCTGTGAACTGGCACTTTTTGTGTTAGCTATCCCGACAACACCCTTGATTAGTTATCGGGTAAACTTCTAATCAATTCCCGGATTACCTCGGTTATTGACCGCTTTTGGGCTTTACAGTAGTTTTTTAGCTTTTTCTCTTCTGATTCTGATGTACGGACGTTAAGAGGATAATAATTTTTACTTGACATTTCTAGTGGGCTTGTAGTAAATTTAAGTTAGTCAAATATAGTTTAGCACCTTTTTCTACTATAAGTTATGTTTAATTCCCGATCTAATTATGTTAAATTTACCGCTTGGACTAGCTTAGATAGTCGCAATATATTGCAAGAAAGATTACTTACAAAAGAGATTTTGATCGCAATTACTTCTGAATTAGCCAAAAAATCTGGTAAATTTAACGATACTAGCTATTGTTCTGTTTTAGTTGCCCCAGAGATTTTTGAAAAATTTATCATCACTGAAACAGGATTAAATTATACGGTTCAGATTGTTGACGTACTAAGACTATTATACTGTTGGGAAGAGCTAGGTTTTCCCCTTCATATTGATACTACTGGCTTTGACTTTTATAAAGGTTGGGCTATATTTGAGGCGGAAACTGGTATCCCATTACTTGACATTAAAAATCTTTAGACTTCTTACTTGACATTTCTAGTAGGGTTATGGTAAATTTAAATAAGAATAAAGGAAGGTCGATCCATAAAAGCCATGCTAGTCAAGAAAACTATTGCGGACATAAAACTTAACCTTAATGCCACTCAGCGAGCCTATATTGATCGCTGGATGGACGAGCTTAAAGCTGTCTGGAATTTT